CTCCCACACAGGGCGGTTGAGCAACTGAAGGAACTCCGGGAAACTTACGGGTCAGACACCGCGTCAGTGGTGGCAGGCATTGAACTCTTACACAGGACGCTCAAGAACCGCCCTGGAAACGAGGATCGCATCAGAGGGGTATGAATGATAGGCACATGCTATACATGCAAATACAACAGGCGTGGTAACCTCCACAGGCCAGATGGGACCGTCGAACGAAACGTCAACCTATGTGTGAGTCTCCGGAGGGGGGACTGTGAGCCCGGACTTAACACGCTCTGGAGGCCGAAGGAATGAAAATCAATTACGTAATTAATCAAGCGCACAGCCTGATGCCCGAACAGGATTCAATTTTAAATTCCCTCATTGATGAGGGTGATAATCTGATCCGGGTTGACATCCCGGAAGAAGGGTTGAACCTAGATAAACAGATTGAATTAGCTCATTCGCTCATGGATGAAATGAGAGAAGAAGATTATCTTGTATTTGTTTCTCCTATCCCGTGTATGTTGGGATACATTTGTGCACAGATAGAATCTTCTCAGAACGTGCTTGTCTTTGGGAATGACAGGCGGGATAAGAAAGAACTCCCGAACGGGAAGATTATCCAAACCGTCTCACAGACGGGATGGTATCTGTTTAATCCAATTACTGGAAAGGTGGTCTGAATGTCCACCAGTGAAGAGTTTATCCAGCAGGCGTTTATCCGGGCAAAAGAGCACGGGTGCGAAGGGAGTTATGCATATGTCACCGGGGCTTTACAGCACCGATATGATGAACTGGAAAAGGAAAACCTGAAACTTCGGGATGAACTGAAAAAGGGCACCGGGAACAAAATACTGGATGCTATCATCAGAGAGGCAAAGTTTGCCAACCTGGATGAGAAGTCTGACCGGGATGACCTGGTTAGCAATCTGCTTGAATACATCAGACAGTTGGAAAAACTTGAGTATGAAACGGAACTTACCGCAGATGATTATTATGAATCCTACTGTGATGAGGCATACCACCAGTGGAGAGATGACCAGCTTGTGCAGGAGGTACTCTGATGTATCCAGGAGCATCAGATATGTACGGAGATGAGGAGGCCGGCGGTGTCGGGTCCTCTCCCAGGCCAGAGTCTGTTTTCTGTCGTGAGGCGGAAGATGGGGAATATCTGTTTTATTGTGTGGAGGAAACTCCACACTTATTATTTTTCATATTTTCAGGAGATGAAACGTCTCCTGACTTTTGGTGGCCGTCCGCCAAAAGAAATGAAAAATATTTCTGCTACGCGAAGGGGCCCGGATTTGGGCCCCACGTTTCGTATGGAATGGTAGATGCACCCACTCCCCATGAGGGGGGAACATATCTGGTGGTTGCCAGAGAAAACAATCTTATCATAATGGAGGAAAAATGACCAGGGATCTCCCTCGAGGGTTTCTCCGGGCTGAAGCACAGTGGCTCGAAGAACCTGACGAGATTGATGAAGAGGCCAGAGAGGCCGCGTATGAAGAGTATTGCGAGCATATGTACGAGGTGTATAAGGACGATGAGTATGAGACTAACAGATGAATGGTGGCATTACCCAGATAATATGAAACTTGATGAATTGATACCGCAACTTAAATCATGCGGGTATGAATGCGAGGCCGGAAAATTAGAGTGTAATATTGCATTTAGACAGATTGCTCATATAATTGAAAGAATCGACTACATCTTAGGAAATGGGGATTAGAATGAGCGAAATAATTGTATTCAGACTTGAAACCTGTCCGAACTGTGACAGGTTAGAAGAATTATTGAGAGAATCTGGAATAGAGTTTAGAGAAGTTGATTTGCAGGATACACGGCACCCTGACATGATAACCATGCGGATGGCAGGGATATTCCCTCAGGAAGCCCCAGTTATCCGGGTTAATTCGTGTTATGCGCAATCAAAAACCATCTTCGATGGAAATGAACTGTCAGGGACTGTAAAAGCAATGATAGGGATAGAATAATGGTTATTCTATCTATTGACTTTGACGGTACGATTGTGAAAGATGAGTATCCGGGCATAGGAAAACCCCTGCCTGGAGCAATACAGGCAATCAATGACCTGTATGATTCTGGATACTGCATTATCATAAACTCCTGCCGGGCACGGGAGAGAGAAGATGAGATGATCGATTGGTTGAATCGAAACGGAGTGAAATACTGTCATTGTAATGAGAACTGTTGTGAGAGAATCGTTAATTACCGGACTGACTGCCGGAAGATATCGGCCGACTGCATCATTGATGATAAATCTTTGATGATGCTGAACCTGGAGCAGGATAACGGATGGCATAACGTGAAACACATGATCCGGATGAAGTTCGGTGATAGTTGTGAGAGGGAGTGTGGGAAGGAATGACGAAAAAATCAGATGTTTCATGGATACCGAAGCCCGTCGGATGTTCGCTGAAACGATTCACAACCGATGAATTAGTTGCAGAACTCAAGGGGCGGCACGAATTGTGCCCGGTTGTGGATGATATGGATGCGCCGGTATGTATGTTCGTTACAACCCGGAAATCTCTTGTAACTGAATTATGTAAGCGGGATGGTGTTGAATCATCGGATATTGAGTGTGCAGACGGGATTGCTAAAACAATTGTAGTTCATAGGTGGAATGAATGACAGAAGAGAAGATTTGCCCGATAATGACAAGTCATGATTGGGTATATTGCCAGAAAGAACGCTGTATGGCATGGGGAGCCAAAATTGAAAAATGTCCAAATCGTCCTGAAGGGGGTTGGGTTGATGGGTGTAGGTTGATACCATGAAAATAGATGTGGACACTCAATGCATAATCGCCCGGGAAAACGGAGAGCAGGTTGTTGTTGACGACGTCTCTTCGATTGCTATTATAATTGAGTTTATGGGGCAGAAATACAATATTTTCAGAACAATAGACGAGTTGATACTAAACGGGAGGTGGAAATGACAACAATATTGCATCAGTATAATGACTACATGGCTATTGCAGAGATTGGCGGGGGGTATGATATCCCTGCCAGAATCGAAAAATCAAAACTCCTGAAACTCTTGGACGAACTCCCTAGCGGGGACATATACGTTTCAATGGTCCCGCATGTTTCAGGGAAATGCGTGATTGTCAAACCGTGCAACCTGACAGAACCGTCCTGGTGGCTCCTGTGTCCGAAGGAGGAAGTAAAATGAGAATACTGAACGATACAACCGAACTCCAGATCCGGCTTAGGCCTGATGAGGTTGACGGGTTTATTGATATGGTTCTGGGGGCAACCCACTCGCCGGTTCGGCGGGCACTGGTGGACGGAATGAAAAAGGAGTGTTTATTGTGAGTTGCACGGGGTTTGATGCAGAGGCTGTAAGGGTGTGTCTTGATATAGAAGCGATTGCGCGGAAATACAACGTTGGGGTCATGGACGTGATGAACCGGGTAATGGAAATACATTGCACATGGGAAGGGAGAGAGAATGATTAAACGGGCGATAATAGTTGATCTCATGCACAACCGGGGCTCGACTGTCCGGCAGGTGCAACACAGGATTAAAATGGCGTCTCCTGCAGAAGTGGGAAGGGCGCTGTTTGAACTCCGTGATACCGGGAAAGTGCGGGAGATGGGGGGTAGGTACGAAGTGACGAAGGAAGGGCTTAATATGGTTTGGAGGGAAAGATAAACGAAATGGCTGATGTAGCAGGAAGGTATGTCTGTATCTGGAGAAGGTTTAAGATAATGCAGCGCATATAAAATCATCATGACACAGGGCGGCCTACTTGACGCCGACTATTCAGACCGGGAGCTGCAGGCAGCACATGAAGCCAGTAAGAAACGGTCTGAAAAACTACACCAGAAAGCGTGGAAATTCTTCAAAAAAGTATGCCCGTTTGGAAAATGAAATACATTGCAGCAGTATTCGCCGCCCTTCTTTTCGTCCTGATCATCTGCTCGCTCCCGTCTCATGCTGTCATTTCGTCAACCATGTACAGCAACGGCGGCTCTGTCATTGTCAATACTGACGAGTCCTGGGAGACGTCAAACAACCTGCTCCGGTTCGGCACCGTCAACGACTCGTACCAGTATGGCGGCAAAAGTCAGACGATTGTCTCACTCGGCAGAACCGGCATACAGAAAACCGAGTCCACCAGGGTTGAGACGCTCGGTATGCTCAACGCTTTTGATTCCGCCGGAATGTTCGCGACTCAAACCAATATACCGGAGTCAATATGTGACCAGAGCAATTTCATAGCCGGGTATGGAGGCAACAATTCTGACTCACGATACCCTGAGACTCAAACCGTCGAGGGGCTCTGGGGGCTCATGGGGTCAGGTCCGGGGACTACATACGAAAGTCAGATCGAGGTAGTTGGTACGGTTGTCGGGGTCTCTGTGCAGGGCACCAGTCCCCAGGGCTACCTGTATGAAGACGTGAAAGGCTCACTCAAAGCCGGACTCGACAAAAACAGTTCAGCCCTGCAGTATTCTTACAGCCGGCATGATCACGGACTCTTAACGAGTGACGAAAACAAGAGTCTCGACGGTGGGTTCGACTGGCTTTGGGACACAAACGCTGACAAAATAGTTTCAGCCAATGAGTCTGTCACAAATGAGACGGAGGAGGGGGAATAAGTTATGTTTGCTGAATTCGAACCCTTAGTAACTGCAATTTTTGCTGCAGTATTGTACAGCGTCATCTGGTGGACATCGAAGCACATCGATCCCACAAAACCCAGTGAAAATTTCGATTTCATGAGCCTGGGTGCAACCGTCCTGATCGGTGCATTCGTCGGGGCATATGCAACCCTGGCAGGATCCCCGCTCACACAGATGAGCATTGAGACACAGTTAGCCGCCAACGGCGCTGTGATTGCAGTCATTCAGAAAGTTCTGACTACACTCTACCGGTATTTAGAGAACACCTATGTAAACGAGGCATTTGAATGAGTGAAGAAGAGAAGAAACCAGCAACCAAAGCCGAGCGAAGAGCAATGAAAGTCATAGAAGAAAAAAACGGGTATAAGTTCGGGATCAACGAAAACCCGGACGTCGCGCACCTGCCGGAAGAAGACCGATATAAACTCGAGTATCCGAACGGGGAGCATGTTTCAGGCAGAAAAGAAACAATTGCAAAACTGTTTCTTAAAATGTCTCAATAAACAACTCTCATTTTTGCTGATTCACCCGGTTCAGGTCCGGGATGAGAGATCACCGGTATGCGCACAATTCCCCTGTACGTAGAAGCCTTTGATGTCATCTTCATCAACGGCATACCGGCACTCTGAACAGGCAGGAGCAAAAATAAGCGGGGTGCAACTCCCCGCCAGGGTGTAAACTCAAAATGTCACCAACCAGTAACCCGGAAACTCTCGTGACGCTCATGGAGAGCATGGCAGAAAACTCTGTCGCTATTACTCAGGTCACCGGAGAGCTCGCGAGTCTCAACGCCCGACTGACTGAAGCGGTAAAGGAATTGCGGTTATTTCGTGAAGAGATCAAAAAAACACTTGCAGATCATGAGACCCGTCTGGTCGGGGTTGAGCACAACTGTTTGAGAGAGGCCAGTTGGAATCGGTGCTGGGACCGGCTTGAAGCGCTTGAGAAAAGCGAGATGCAGCGATGCGGGGCGAAACCATATGAGGATCGGATATGGGGCATACTGCAGGCGGTGCTGGTAGCTGTCATTGTCGCCCTGGTGCTATGGTTCATGAAGGGGGGTCAGATTATATGATAAAATATATTCCTGACCCGGATTCACCGCTGGCCAAGCTCTGGCCTGACGGAGTAGTTGGAGAACTGGCAACCGTCCGGCCTAATCTGGCACACATCCGGGTGAAGGTTGGAGAAGGAAACGACATTAGGCATCTGTCGCTTATAGTGCCGTGGAAACGATGCGAGGTTGTGAAGTAATGGCCGGAAAAAAGAAACCAGCACAAAAACACCCTGGGGGGCGTCCGACAAAATACGATCCGTCTGTTCATCCGGCACTTGCTGAAAGTCTTGCTCGTGAAGGTCTGACAAACACAGAGATCGCTGAGGCGCTTGGAATTGACCGGGCGACATTGCACAATTGGCAAAACGCCCACAAAGAGTTTTTCGACTCCATAAAAAGAGGAAAGGAAACGCCTGACGATAACGTTGAGAAATCTCTATATCGGCGTGCTCTTGGCTACGAATACACCGAAGTAAAAATCACTAAAAACGAAGACGGGGTGATCGTCAAAACTGAAACCACTGTCAAACAGGTGGCGCCTGATGTGGGAGCTCAGTGTATGTGGCTCAAAAACAGGCGGCCACAGGACTGGAGAGACAAACAAGAGATCGAACATTCCGGATCCGTGTCATGGGTGGACCTGGTAAAACATGCAGAAACAGATCCCGAAAAACAGTGAAACAGCCGTCCGACGGGCACAACAGGATCCGGCCTGGTGGATCCGTGAGGTCCTCGGCCACGAACCCTGGCAAAAACAGATAGACATATTTGAGTCTGTCCGTGACAACCGGGTCACCGCCGTCAAGTCCTGCCACGGGGCAGGCAAGAGTTTCTCTGCAGCCTCAATCGCTCTCTGGTATTTGTACACTCATAGGCCGGCTATTGTTCTTACAACTGCCCCAACTGACCGACAGGTGAAAGGAATCCTCTGGAAAGAGATCCGAATGAGTCACCAGCGGGCGAGGTATCCGTTAGGTGGGCAACTACTCACTCAGGAACTAAAATTAGAGCCAAACTGGTTTGCCTGGGGGTTCACCGCTCCAGACTACGACCCGGACCGGTTTCAGGGGTTCCATGAGATCCACCTCCTGGTAGTCGTCGACGAAGCCTCGGGCGTATCTGAAGAAATATACGAAGGTATCGACGGGGTTTTGACGTCTGATGAGTCCCGGCTCCTCATGATAGGCAACCCGACAAACCCCTCCGGACGGTTTGCAAAAGAGTTTAGAACGGCAGGAACGAGCAAAATATCAATATCTGCATTTGATACCCCGAATTTTACTAATTTTGGCATAACAGAACAGGATATTGTATCAAATACCTGGGAAGAAAAGATCACAAATGATCTTCCTGCTCCATACCTAGTGACGCCCCGGTGGGTCGCCGAACAGGTCAAACGGGGCTGGACACAGGAATCCCCGCTGTACCTCTCAAAAGTCCTGGCACAGTTCCCGGCACAGTCAGACGACACGCTCATCCCGCTGCACTGGGTAGAGGCCGCAGTCGGCCGTGATTTGGCAGCATCAGGACCGACGGAGCTTGGGGTGGATGTTGCCCGGTATGGGTCAGACCAGTCGGTGATTGTCCTCCGTAAAGGCCCGGTGGTAGAGATCCTGAAAACCATTCAGAAAAGTGATCTTATGGAACTCACCGGCCAGGTAATACAGGCGATCCGGAGCACTGGTGCCACCATGACAAAGATCGATTCGGTCGGTATTGGTGCCGGTGTGTACGACCGACTGAACGAACAGGATTTTGCCGTATTAGAAATGCAGGCAGGGGGGCAGCCGTCCGATCGTGACCAGTTTGTGAACGCTCGGGCCGAATGGTATTGGGGGCTTCGTGAACGGTTTGATCCGGTTACTGCTGCCATCTCAATCCCTGACGACGACGAACTCATCTCTCAGCTGGCAAACATCAGGTATAAGATCAACAGCCGTGGCCAGGTATTGATCGAGAGTAAAGACGAAATGAAAAAGCGGGGGCTGAAAAGCCCTGACAAGGCCGACGCGGTTATGTTGGTCTTTGCCGGCCGCGACTATGAACGAGGCGACGAACCAACCCCAGACGAGGCACTCGGAGACCTGGCAGACATACCGGATCTCGGCTGGCATGGAGGAATACCGGGATTAACATGAGATCACAAGTGGGCAAACTAGGGGATCACCGATCGATCCGGAACAAAGAACCGACACCGAACAAACCAGAAGAACGGCCGGAAGAAGGGACCATATACCTGGACTCGTCAGGCAGATGGTACACCGCTCCAAAGATCGACGCGGATCTCATCAACAAATACCGGAAGAACATTTACCTGAAAGGCGCTCTGGACAAGATCCAGCGATTGCTGTTCAACAAACGGCTGATCATCAAAGCCCTCAACCGGGACGGCGAAGTAGACCCGGACCTCTCAACCACGCTCACTAAAATGGCCGATGCCCCTGACGTCAGGCTCTGGTACAAACTTCAGCGGGTGTGGCGGAACACCGCTGAATGGGGGCCGTCGATTCATAACCCGGTCTGGGAATATGTCGGCAACGAGTACCGGCTCACAAAACTCAACATACTCCCCCCTGAATCGTTCTCATCGTCCGGGGGGTCATATGCAGCGATCCGAAACACGATCCTGCCGGGGATTATTTTCAATACTGACACGAACGAGCCCGAGTTCTGGCAGAGACAGTCGGCTGGCAAGATCAGGCGACTGCATAACGTCACCATGGTCACGGACCCGCTGTCCGGTGAGTTCGGGGGTAGCCCGCTGGTCCTGCCGGTTATTCCTATTATTACTATGTTGGACTTTGCATGGGGGGCACAGATGCAGAAAGTCAACCTGCTTGGTGCAGGCGGGCGGTTTTTCATCAAGGTTACGAACCCGAAGAAGGATGACAAAGCCTACGCCCAGAAAATACTGCGAAACCTGAGCAAAGGGACCGCATACCAGCTCAGAGAAAACATGGAGGTCGTCGCCCCGCCGATCTCGGAAACGTCGTCAGCCATTGAGACCATAGGGGTCCTGCAAAACCTGATTATTGACCATTTCAGCCCGTCGAGCAGCATCAGCAACAAAGAGGACGGGCGGCTCATCGGTAACAACGCCACCGCCGAGTGGGAGATGTACCAGGCGTTCATTTCCGGGTCCCATGCCTGGCTGGCCGAAGCCGCTGAGATGATCCTGTTAGACTATTTCGCCCCGAACGCGTTCGATGGCTACTCTGTGCAGGTCGAGATCCCGTCGCCGTCGCTCGACAGATCAGAGTTTCTGCTGAAAGCACTTGATTCAGCCCAGACCAACGGCCGGATCACCCTGGCCGAAGCCCGGTCCATGTACATGGATCTCGGGCTGGCCCTGTCTGAGCTCACCGACGCTGAACTGGCAGAACTTGAGTCAGGCAACCAGGACCAGATGCTGCAGAAAGCTCAGCTGGTCGTTGACGCCATAGCCAGCAACGACATGGACCCGGAACACCTGATCGACGAATCAGCAGCGAAAACGATCCTCAATAAAGCCCTGGGGTTACATGGCAAAGAAGACAAAACGTGATCCGACTCAATCAGAATGGATCTCAAACAAATATGCCCGGGATCTGCAAAACGCGATGAAACAATACCAGGCCGGCATGGTTGATCTCATGGTTGAACATGCCGACAACCTGGAACAGATGCGAGAACAACTCGACGAATACAAGACCAACGCCATTACCACCATATTCAGACCGCTCGCAGAAAAATACGTGACCCTCGCGACAAAACAGGGCGGGAAATTCGCACAACTGCAACTAAAGCATGTCAAAACCTAAAGTCCCGGTAAACCCAAAAGCCCTTGCTGCCCTGATTGAACGGAACCTGTCGTATTTTGAGGGGCTGGTAGATGACACACGAAAAAAAATGATGGGCGTTTTAACCGATGGGTTGACGCAGGGCGTAGACATATGGACGATCCGTGACCAACTCGTTGATCTTGGGTATGACAAGAACCGGGCGGAAATGATCGCCCGGACAGAGTCTATGTATGCACTCAACGAGGGGGCGAAAGAGTCATACCGTGAGGTCGGGATCGAATACGTCAAATGGCTGACCAGTTATGACGACCGGACCTGCACCGAGGAGAACGGGCCACCGATCGAACTGCCTGACGGGTCGGTAGTGTATGGGTGTGAGGCCATGGACGGCAAGATCTTCAAAATAGACGAGTGCCCGGCGATTCCCGTACATCCGAACTGCCGATGCGCAATTTCAGCCTCACGCGGCCCGGAGGATTACTAAATGGCATCAGGCCAACCGTTCAGCGAGGACGAGAAACAGTTTATTCGTGACAACTCGGGGAAAATGAGTAACGGTATGATCGCCCAGGAACTCGGGAAACGGTTTCCTCAGGACAACAACGGGTACAGGTCCTGGAGGTCGGTCCGGTCGTTTGTGTACCGTGAGGCCGGCAAATCCCTCACACTCACGATCCGGGTCAGAGCTGAGACTGTGCAGAAAGCCCGAGCGGCTGGCCTGACCATGGAAGAGATCCTGCAGGTTGCCCGCGAAGCGGTTGAACACCAACTAAAACAGGCCGGTAAATTTTAATCGTTCGTGGTCAATATACAAACTGCCTGAAGTTGCAGCTAAATAATATTGTGACAACATAGTATTGCATGGGCACTTCTGCCGTTTTTGGTACCGCTGTTTTTGGCCAGGCGGTATTCGGTGATTCCGGCGGTTTAACTACCTATTGTGAAACGTCAACCCATACCGCTTTGCTAGATTATATTTCCACCATTGAAACGGTTCCTGATTCTAAATACCTGGGTAATTTTGCGTTTCGTGAACGCGGAACCCGGCGGGATAAACTGATCACGATAAAGAAGGCATAAACCATGGCATGGGATGATGAAAAAACCGACGACGAAGACATACTGTATGCATCAGACTACAATACAATTGTCTCGCAGATAAAAGGCCGGATATTGCACTCACTGGCAACTGCTGAAAATGATATGCTCGTTGCTTCAGGTGCAGGGGCATTTGTTAAGAAAACCCTGGCTGAAGTAAAAACAATACTTGGTCTTGGTTCGGCTGCATACCTGGATGTAGGCACGGCTTCCGGTGATGTGGCGGCTGGGAACCGGGGTTTACCCTCAGGTGGAACAGAAGGCCAGATTATCAAGAAAGTTGATGGAACTAATTTTAACGTAACTTGGGGAGATCCAATAGATGCGGATGCCCTGGTATACAAAGGTGCTATCGACTGTTCAGCGAATCCAAACTATCCGGCTGCAGATGCAGGAGACACGTACAAAGTATCCGCAGCCGGAAAGATAGGCGGAGCATCCGGACCATCAGTAGCGGTCGGGGATTTGATCATATGCTCAGTAAATTCTACTGCATCCGGAGACCATGCAACAGTTGGATCACATTGGTCAGTCATCGGAGCAACCACGGAAGGCGGGGTTGCCGGTCCTACCAGTTCAATAGATGGCAACTTCCCCGCATTCTCCGGGACTTCCGGTGGTTCAATCGTTGATTCAGGTACCGGTCCGTCTAGTTTCCTGCAGAAAACTCTTGCAACAGCAGCAAACCTCTTTCTCGTCTCTTCGGCAGCTAACACCTGGGCGGTCAAAACCATTGCAGAGATAAAAACTCTGTTGGGGCTTGGTGGAGCTGCGTACTTGGACGTAGGCACAGAAGCGGGATCAGTGTGTGCCGGAGATGATTCCCGTCTCTCTGATGCTCGAACCCCAGACAGCCACGGGAACGAAGCTCATTCAGCAGCGTTCTTGACAACCATAGACATTCACGGAACACCAGCTGAAACCAGTATTGCAGACAATGATGAGATTCTCATCTATGATACATCAGCATCTGCAAACCGGAGAATGACCCGGGCAAACCTTGTGGCAGGGTTAAGTGGCGGAGGCATGGATCCGATAGTAGCATCATTAATTTTTGGGTGAGATCATGACAGCATCAATCATTGACCCGGCAATCGTTCAGATTGCAACGGCAGACACAGAGCAGGACTTGATAAACAACTCCGGTGAAACCAGAGAATTGAGTTTATTGATTCACATTGCGAATAATGGATCTTCAGCCGCGAATGTGGAATTATGGATTACTAATTCGAGCAATACGCATCTGTTTCCGTTACTTCCAACAACCGCCATTGCATCAAAGAACGGAGTTGCAAACAGCACAAAACTGGTTCTGAAAGCAGGAAACAAGATCCGGATAACTGCATCGTCTACAAACGTGTATGCGATGATCTGTCCGGTATCGGGGTTGTAATCATGTTTCGAGACCCATGGGAACCTCTGATAGAAGATAATTCAGACTCCCCGATTTATGGCGTTTTGTGGAACAGAACCTCTACGTCACCTACATTATCCAGAATTGATGAGAATGGAGATGCAATCAGTCCAACGCCATTATCATTCAACAAACATCCGCTTTGGGGCAACATTCGCAGATGTACCCTTGATGCAGCCGGAACTCCTACCTATGGCAGCGATGCAAAGGGAACCGGGCTCACTCTGACCAGTGACTATTGTATGGTTGAGATTCCGGGGTGTTATGCTGGTTCATTCAGAGAGGGTGATTATCAGGGATTATTACTCGGAACCGTCCCGTTTGAATCCAAATACGTAACATCGGTGTGGCACCCTGCATTTTACCGAAGAGACAGAACCGGAGTAAAATCACCAAAATTGTATCTTGGAGCATATGAAGCGAGTAATAACGGGGGAACTGTATCATCTGATGCAACAACTGCAACCCGGTATGCAACATCATGGACAGGATTAAAATTAACGAGCAAATCCGGGGTTGCACCATTAACAGGACATGATACGTCAGGTACGATGGCACAGTTCGAAACCGCCGCAAATTCAATCGGAACTAATTGGGGCATTCAGTCGTTTTGGACACAATGTCTGTTACGAAGCCTGTTTTATATCGAGTATGCATCATTCAATTCTCAATCAGCACTTGCGCCGGGTCGAACCAAGGCAGAAAACACTACAGCACTTGCAACCGGTCAAGGTAACGCACTCATGGGAACGAACGGAACCGGAGGAGGGACAGATCAGCAGGCCGTATGTTACCGGGGAATAGAAAATCCGTGGGGGAACATCTGGAAATTTATTATCGGGTTCAATTCCGTTGATGCAGCCTATAACGTGATGAAACGAGATGGAACTGGAGCACTGGCGGCAATTCTTACAGCAGGGAACTATGAACAGACATCAGGGGTCACGCCATTGAACGGCACCAGCAACATTTCCGGAACCGATGGAGGAAATTACTGCCACGGATATGCATCTGACCTCGTGTTTTCTGATCCGTTAAAATTAGCATTTATTCCATCCGCTCTATCAGGTTCTGAATCAACCTACCTCACTGATTACTTCTACAGCCACAAAGCAGGAATCTCACAAACAGGGTGCCTGCTTGCGGGGGGCCGTTGGGATCATGCCGGTTCGGCGGGGGTCGGCTCTTTGCGTGCGATGGACGCCGCGGCCTCGTCTGTCTATCCGAGTGTTGGCGCCCGTCTGGAATTTATTCCGTAGGAGAAATTAACATGGTAACAAAAAACACACAACCCGAACAAGTAGAATTGGATTGGGGATCATTTAAAGGCGGATCTGTTGATGTCCTGGTGCATTGGAACATCACAGAAACAACCGGAACCACTGAAGACAGTCAAACATATCAGCAATGGCAATATGATGAGGCTCGTATCCGCATACCGTTACCCGCACACGCCCGGAGTCAGGCAACTGCACAGGAGTATTTGAACGGCAGATATCAGGCTCTATTGATGCTTGCAGGTGCGGATGTGATACCTAACAAATTAGGTGACATTGAAACGGCATTATTAGATTTGGCGGAGGCCATGCTATGAGCGAACACTGGAAAAACATCATCAAAAGCCGGTATGATGCAGGTGCAATTGATGAAGCAAAAGTGCAAAGTTATGTGCCGAAACTGATTACGCAGGATGAGTGCGATTATATTTTAGGCATAGGAACCTGACCATCCCAAGAGCCTGGACAATAACATGAGTTGGTATTCTGGCATAAATTCAGGCGAAGAACTGGCAAACGCCAGCCCGGAGGCGTACCGGTTTCATTCTACGTTTAAGAGCCTGGTGCGGATGGTCCTGGCCAAAGTCAAAACCCCTCAGTCGTGGCTGGACGAACTCACCGGAAACATGGCAGTTGTCAGGGACATCTATTACGATTACCTACAGCACGAGCATCAGACCACCAGAAACGATGTAAACCTCAGGGGCCAGCAGGACCGGAAAACAATTGTTTCAGCGGCGGTACCGTTTGCCCTGGTTGTCTGTCACAACGATCCAAACTATTCAGAGGTTTCAAACTGGTTTCTCTACCAGATCTGCATGGCATACGAACGGGGCGAGTTTACATTCAAAAAAACCGACATTACTCCCGCCTGTTGGTATGCTGACGGCACAGGCCGGGTTATGGCTGACGCTGACGCAGCAAAACAGTATTTTTCTAAACTGCCACACGTTGCAGCTAAATAATAAAACGGCTACATATATTCTCATGCCGAACACATCGGGAAATGAACCGAGGGGCGATCCTGCTGTTCAGGCCCACCCTACTATTTTGCAGCAGCTCAACCGGAAGATCGGAGACGATTTCTTCCCGGTTGAATCGTTTGAGAACGTCGCTGATTGGGAATCTGTGCCCGTAATCTTCGCACAGGAACACCCTGACATGGAAGCGTATGATCTTGACCCTGCTGCAGAGCTTGCCAGAATCGCAGAGACGACCGGTAGACGGGCAGACGTAGTCGGGACGCCGACAAATGCCCGTATTGAGAGGACAGGCAGACCGCGATTACAGGCGGATCTCAACTGGAACGCTGATCCTGATGTTCAGCGGTTGTTTAACGAGGGCAAACTCGGAGTATCTACCGGGTTTTGGGCCCATACCAAGGACAACCAATTAGACGGGTATGTGAAACCACACCATATCCTGCTGTTCGAAGAGGATCAGAGCAATCAGCCAAGAGATAAGGGGGCCGTGGTGCTGAACAAGGAGATGAATATGAAATCCTTCACAAACGAAGGGCGGGTATTGTCCGGCAAGAACTCGACCAGACTTAACGAGATCTTCGAGATGCTGAAAACGTTCATCGAAGAGATCACCGGGGGGCAGGCGTTCACGAACCAGGACCCGGTTGATCCGGCTGCATCAATGGAGATGCAGATCGACGACGTCAGAAAAGCACTCTCAACCCAGTTAGGGTTGTTCTGGCCTGACGGGTCGCCTCGTGACGTCTGGGTGAGGATGACATTCCCGGACTCAGTCATCTGGGAACACCCGACAACCAACAAAACCCTAAAGTCACCGTACACGGTTGACAACGGGCGGATCTCGTTCGGGGATCCGGTTGAAGTGGTCCAGACATATACCGAAATCGAAGAAAAGACAAACATGGTAGACACAGAAATAGCGTCAAAAGACGCCGAGATCGCAGAACTCAAAAACAAGATCTCCGAGATGGAGAGTAAGAATACTGAGTATGCGAACAAGATCGCAGAGATCGAGACTGCACAGAAAGAGGCTGCATGGCAGGCCCTCAAGAACAAACTACCCCCGGGCATGGTCCACTCTCCGGAAGTTGAGAAGACAACCAGGGAACTGTTCGAGAGTGATCCGGTTGCATTCACCAACAAACTGCTTGAGATCCGGGTTGAGCCTGGCAAAGCAGAGACCGGGCAACAGTTCACGAACCGGGACGAGGATCCTGTCGCAAAGAGGAATGAAATTTTCAGCAGGCGGGTAGCTATCCCAGGAACTCTGCATTGAGGTAATGTAAATGACAGACAACACAAGCGCAATTGCCGGTTCATATGCCGGATCTGGACCGGTGATCGAGTGTATTCTCGACGAAGGGGCCCCGACCTATGCTGCAACCAGTATAGGGCAGAACGGAATGTTACTGAAAACCGTGACGTTTGCCAGCCAACTCGAGGAGGGTATGGTCGTCGCACTCAGCAACGACACCGCGAACACATACGCAGCAACCGAGGGGATGCCAGTCGTGGAGAAGGCGGCGAACGGCGAGTCTCTGGTGATTGGTCAGATCGTCTCTACCCCGGAGCTCAAGCGGTTCCCCAGCTCTACCGACGCCGACACTCTCGCCAAACGGCTGGCGGGCAAATACTACCGGACTGCTCTGGTAGAGCTGCACGTACCCGGCCGGGTCGTCAAGGCTGAGATCATGCAGGACGGATCGAACGCTCTGGTCCCAGGTGTGGCAACCACGCTCCACTTCAACATCACCAGCGCCTACACATCTGGCAACCGTGGGTATTATTTCGATTCTGCCAGTACAAACGGGGTAGGTTGTATCCCGATGCACTACGTGGCAGCCGGTTCAGACGGTGACACCGCGTCCGCTCTGGTACTGCTCACAGGGCTATTATATGCCGCAACGGGGGCCTAAACCATGGAAGGTAATTTAGATTTCTGGCTTCAGCAGGGCACCGCTCTACGTATGATCTACGAGAAAGCAGAGCCGTACCTCATCTGGAGTCAGTTCACCAGGCCGGTACAGGAAGAGGACAATGCGTTTCTGTATGCGTATGACGCAACCGGTAAAGCCAGCGATTCGAAGAAAGAGACTCCTGCACATGCAAAGATCGGTGGTGATTTCCCCGAGATCGATATGAGCCGGGGGGCATACGTACCATCTGCTACCGAGAGCCGAGGGTTTCAGGTCAGGATCAAACGCGAAATGATCCGGAAAGAACCAAAGGGGATCTCTGAAGTCCAGCGGGCATACGACACCGCCGGCTACTGGATGGCTCAGTACATGAACGACTCTATCCTGTCTGCCATTACTGCCGGTGCAACCACTCCGAACTGGACCCCTACAGCGGTATGGTCAGCAGCAAACGCTACCCCGGTTGACGACCTGATCGCTCTCGAAGCAGAGATGGACCGGGAAGGGTACCCCTACTCACTGACCGACGTGTTTGTAAACAAAACGTGTTGGTATGAACTCAAGCGGTACCTGACCAGCGTTGACGTAGACGACGGGAAACAGAAAACCCTCTATGGGGTGCCTGAGATCAACAAAGACCAGATCACCATCCCGGTTGTCGGGGCGGATGTCTGGAAAGTGAAATCCGGCCTGTCTGACGGCTACTGTCTCGGTATTGACCGAAACAACCCGGCAGCAGAGATTCACTATTACGTTGATCCGCAGTTTGCCACCGAGACTGTTGAGTATGAAACCATCATCAACGGCGAACGAAAAACCGTCGAAGCCCGGAACCTCGGGTTCCATTTCAACCAGTGGACCGAGAAGGGCAGCGAAGACCAGATCCTCAGGTTCTGGGTTGAACACAAGACCGTTGTGACCGAACCCTACGCCGCACTGTATGGCAACGGGATATAATCCCGTTTTTCGGACTGATCCAGTACCTACACATCAGGAGACCTAAACAATGACCTACACAGCGCCAGACGCCGGGACGTTTCGGAAAGTCGGTGGCACCCTGGCTCAGAAAATCTGTAACGAACTCTCTGACATCGAGACTGAGTTTACCTCAGTCTCTGGCGAGTTCACCAAAAACAACTCGAAATACGCAGTTCTCACGGCAGGGGTCGGCACTAATACCGATCTCGCAACCGCCGGTATTGATCTTGCGAGCGGTAGCGACATTCAGATTTACGGGGTCTTTTTTGCCCCGGTAAACATCACGGTCGTCACTCTGCACTATTACCTCACTGAGGCATATGTGAAGGACACCAACGACGCAAAGATCGAACTGTATAACGATGCATCGAGCCCGGTGAAAATATTCGGGGCGACTCTGGCCGCTGCAGGTGTTGCAGCCAAAACCCACGGGGAGATCGCACCGGAGACGGGGAAGGCGGCGATCACCAAAGGGACCAGGCTTGATCTCAAAGCCGTCAACACGGCTAGCAGTTTAGGAACCGGACACGCTATAGTCATTCTTGAGTACGTGGAGACGTAAGAGTATGGCGAACTGCGTTTGTACGGTGTACCTGACTCTCGCAGCGTTTGAGACTGCCGTTGAGGCTCTGGACGACACGAAGTTTCTCGGGGCGTTCACGTACCGGGAAGCGGGGACCAGCGTTGAGAAAATTGTCCTGGTTGCGAAAACATGACCGTTACCTATTCGTTAGTTGCAATCGCTTCGCGCGGGGCATATGCACCGATTAGCGAAGCAGACACGACGTATGTGGCACTCAAATCTGTCGCCCAGGCCCGGCTTGACAACGATAACCCCGGACTCCCTACCGCTCTGTATGACTGGTGCCATGCTCTCATGATCACCCATATGGCAAAGGCTGACGAGACGGCCGGGTGGAAGAGTTATTCGACCGAACAACTATCGGTCTCAAAAGATCCGGGCGTGACGGTGTTCCTGCTCGAATACCAGCAGATCATTGACGGATATGCTGAATCAGTGGATTACTCGTCTGAATCAGACGTTACCCGGTGCGATGCTGACATGACCGAGTTTCATCTCGACCAGGCAGATGTGCCGGGCTATTTCTGCGAGGGTTAAATGGCATACCCGGCGATCCTGCTCTGTCATTCCTGCCAGGTTGAGACCGGGGAGACAACCGGATCAAAAGACGCTTGGCAGGTCCCGAGCGCAACAAAGACCCTCACTACGGTCTCGTGCCGGTTTTTTGCAACAAAAGGATCGCTCAAGCAGTTGGAACCGGGCGAACTGGTGGTCAGGGGTCAGGGTGTAATCCTGCCTGCCGGTACAACGGTCCGCGAGGGAAAGCAGATCGTAGGGCTCTCTCCCGGGTACACCGAGACGTACCGGGTCATAGGCACACCACGCCAGGCCATGGTGCAGAACGAGATCAGCCATATTGTCTGTGACCTGGAGGTTGTGACATGAGCACATACTCGTTTACCGGGCTTGACGAACTCCGGTCGAAACTCGCAACCCTGACAACCGAAGCCCCGGAACTGCTCAAACAGGCCGGGCTGAAATCCATGCAGCTGAACGTCGAGGCAGCAGCAAAAGAGAACACCAGGGAACACAACGACAACGGGATCCTGACGGCGTCAATCAATACCCAGGCGTCAATTGAGTCAGGCCAGCAGGTGATCAAAACCGGGTCTTCAGAGATCCACGGGATCTACCTGGAGTATGGGACTGGTCTGTATGCAACCGGACCGGGGGGCAGCCAGGCAAAAAAGATCCCGTGGTTATGGAAAGTGGAGTCACGGAAATGGGCGACCATATTCGGGATTGAACGGGGTGAATCGGTCGTATGGTATGGGTCCAAGCCCCACCCCTGGCTAAGACCGGCATGGGACGAGAACAAAGATCAGGTTGTTGAAGACGTGAAACGCGAACTACAGGACGCGTTCAGGCGGTTCGCATGATCACCGCCATGGTCCAGACAAAACTGCTGGCAACGACTGCCGTTACTGCTCTGGTCTCAACCCGGATCTATGTTGACGGTATGCCCCAAAACCCGACCCTGCCAGCCATCACCATTCATCCGATCTCCGGGGTCCCTGACAAAGATGTGTCGAAAGCGACATCTGCCAGAGTGCAGGTGTCGTGCTGGTCAAACCCGGCCGTCACGGGCGGGCTTCGCAGTCCTGCCCAGGTGGAAACCGTCGCCGCTGCGGTCAGAGCGGTATTGCACAAACCGAGACTAAACACCAGCCCACAGCGGTGGACCGTAGGGTCGGTGTCGTATGACATCATCACCTGCAGGTGTACCGGCGGGGTCAGGCTCATCGACCCTGGCACAAACTGGTATCATGTCCCGGTAGACGTGCTGATCGAGTATAACGAGGTATAACAAAAATGGCAGATGTAACGAGTTCTGATATTTCCAGAGGCCCGGAGGTTAAATGGTACGCCGGGGGAGTCGCATATTCTGAGACCGTCACGGTCTCAAGTGCACAGGCATCAGCAGGCGGTATAGTTCTCACAAAAACCGCTGATTACGGTATGCTGTTGGTCGTCGTAGACGGAGTCCAGACAGCGTACACCGGGTTCAAAAACGATCTCTCTACCTCTGCAGACGAGGACAGCGGGGTTGAAGCTATCAAATACACAGGCATTGCAAAAGACGACGTGGTTGATCTCTACTACATTGATGCAGAGACAACCGGTCTGACTCACATCATGTCAGCCAAGGACTTTAAAACGTCCACTAAGGTCTCAACTGAGAAAATAGCCGTGCACGGTCAGACCAACAAGATCACCGTAACCGGTGCAGCAGAGACAACCGGATCGTTTTCCATGCTGCAGGTCGAAGACGGCCTTGTCCTGAAAACCATGTTCTCAGGTGCACGGACCACAGGGCCGGCAACAGACGAGATCATCTGGTCCAACAAGATCACCGGGTTCAAAAAATCTCTGTGCCTGGTCGGTAAAAAGACGGATTCAACTGGGGCAGTCACTCACAAATGGGGTCTTATTGACGTTACCCTGTCAGGCAACGACCAGGATTTCCCGACCGAAGGGACTTATACCGACTCGCTGACAGTTGACATTGGCTACCTCATCGAATGGTCAGCAACCAGCTCATAGGTGGGATCCTAATTGGCCATAAAACAGACCGAAAACCCGGCACTCTCGGCAAAGTTTCAGAACGACATACGCGAAAAAGTTTTGGGGAACGCCAAAAACTCAAAACTTTTACAGGCGTTCATCTCGGCAAAACGCGAGACGTTCACCATCGACGTAGAGACCGGGAACGAAACCGTACAGGTTGAACTATTCGAACCGTCATCAGACCAGGTGTCATGGCTCAACCAGATGACAACCAAAGTCCTGCTTGCTGCCAAAGAAGTCGGTGGTGTAACCAGCAGCGACCTGTCAGAGACAGAGAAAATAACTGCCGTGCTCGGGGCATACCAGAGCGTTGATGAGTTCAACGAGACCGTCAATACCCTGCTCGCAGAGGTCACGGTCGATCCGGCTCTTGATTATGATGCTTTTGCCTCCGGGCTGATCCCACAGAAGATCAGAGATCAGATCCTGGCCGGGATCCGTACATGGGGGTCGAAACAGAAAGAAACCGAATCCTTTCGCGGTAAGCGACAGCGGACAAAACCTGTTTGCGCTGCTGATTGATACCGGTTATACTCCCGACCAGTTCAGGCAGATGTCAGGGCAGGACAAGATTTTCGTGATGGCTGCATGGACTGAGCGGCAACGGCGAATACAGGCAGAAATGAATAAAGCGAAGAGGAAATAATGAGCGACGTTATTCAGGAATTAATGGTAGTTCTCGGGCTCAAAGACGAAATGAGCAGCGGGATCAGTTCAGCCGAGTCTAGTATTTCCGGGATCGAGTCCACAATGGGCGGGCTTGAATCGTCGCTCGACGGGGTGGAATCATCGTTTGCGTCTACCGGCGACGCTGCTGCAGCAGGTGCAACAGGGGTCAGCGAGATGGGGGACGCTGCTGCCGGAGCTGCTGACGGGATCGACGAAATGGGTGATTCTGCTGCAAACTCTGACGGGTCGCTCAACACCCTGGTCACAACTGCAGCCGCTCTGACTGCCGGTGTTGGTCTGCTTGCGTCCGGGCTTGAGACCGTCGCGAACCGTGAGAACGAACTTGATTCCGCCGGCAAAGTTCTGGCGCTCCAGACTGGTGAGACCGCCGAGGCGATGGAGGGTCTCATTCTGCAGTTTTACACCGCAGACACCTCAATGGAAGAAGCGGCGGGCATGTTTCAGGCGCTCGGGAAAGCCGGGGTTACGTCTGCTGCCGACCTGGAGAAAGCCGGGACTGCGTTTGACACCCTGGCCGACGCGGTTGGTGCACCGGGAGACAAACTGACTGAAGACCTGATCCCGGCGTTCAAAGCGTTCGGGATCGAACTGACTGACGCGGATCAGTATATTGATGGTCTTGCAACAATGTTTCAGAAAACCGGGGTCGATTCTTCAGATTTCGGTAGGACGATTCAGAGGCTTGGTCCAGAAATCGCCTCTGCAGGTCTCTCAATGGAGGACCTTGAGACCGCCATGATCGCCATGAGCGAAGCCGGGTATACCGGGCGGTCTATGATGTCTGAACTCTCAAAAGCCGTATCTGAGGGGTCAGACACCAACGGCGATGGGAAGATCTCGTTTGAAGAGTTGACGGCTGCAATGGGGCTGTCAGGCGACGCAATCGACACCGCTCGGGGTAAGATGGACGAGTCTGCCGGGTCTGCACAAAAGTTTGCTGACGCCATGAACATCGCAGCGACCGGGGTTGGCGACGACATGAAAGTCGCTCTCGACAAACTTGTCATAGGGTTCGGTGATTTCCTCGGCCCGTTTGATTCGGTGATTGGAGCGGTCGCGACGTTTGCCCCGGCCATGGAGGGGATCGGCGGCGGGGTTATTGCTCTGCAGGCGCTTGGGTCAGTTCTCCCGGCCCTGTCTGCCGGTAGCATTGTGACCGGGTTGTCTGGTCTGGCCGGGTCTATTGGGGCTCTCGGTGCTACCATGACCGCCTCGCTCATCCCGGCACTCATCGCCGCAGCCCCGATTATTCTCGGCGTTGCTGCTGCCATAGCGATCCTCTGGGCTCTGAATGAGCTCGGGGTGTTTGACTGGATTATTGAACAGGGTGCTGCGTTCGCAGCATGGATCCAGAACTTTGATGTCGGGGCTGCGTTTCAGGGAATTATAGACTTTTTCACGAATTTACCGGGGACAATCATCAACGCCATAACCGGGGGGTCAGGCGGTGACGGTGGGGGTATTGCAGAGACGATAATTAAAATTATATTCCCTCCGCTGTTGATCCTGGACCTGCTCAACCAGGCATTTCCACAGATAGGCGAATGGTTCGGGGGTCTGGCCGAGTCCGTGATCGGGTTTATTACCGGTATTGATCCGGTTGCCGTGGCTCTGGCTATTGCCGGGGTTATTTTTCCCCCTGCGAAAATTCTCTCTGAAATGGGTGTCGGACTTGACGACGTGGTAAAATTCTTCACAGACATACCGGGCAAAATAGGAAACGCTGTTTCTAGTATAAGCCCTGACACCATTGTCGCGGTAATTCTCGGGATCATATTCCCTCCGACACTTATTCTAACAGCCCTGGGCGTGAACTGGATCGACGTCGGCAACTGGTTTGCAGAACTACCGGGGAAAGTGCTTGAGGCCCTGACCGGTGCAGCTATAGCGGTGGATGAGTTTGTTCGGGCCATATTCCCGGTGGATGAAATTATTACAATTCTGACTGCCGGGTTTGCCGTCATTATTGAAAGTGTGGTTGGGTTCGTAACCGGGTTTGTTGAGGCGTTTACCGACTTGCAGGACACAGTAGTCAAAATATTCACGGGTCTGGCAGAGTCAATAACAACAACCATTGGCGGAATACTGACGGCCGTCACAACCTGGGCGGCTGATGTCGGTGCTGCGGTCGCTCAACTGTTTGCCGACACGATGGCAGCGGTTACTGCCTGGGTCACAGAGTTCACCAGTGCACTCACTGAGTTTTTTGCAGGGGCCATAACTGCATTTAACGACTGGATCACCGGGGTTACTGACGCCCTGGTCGCGTTCTTCGCTGACAGTGTGGCAAAATTAGCGGAATGGGTAACCGGGTTTACTGAGGCAGTTGTCACGTTCTTTGCAGACATTATAGCGAAATTAACGGAATGGATCGCCGGATTCACTGAAAGTATTGTCGCTTTCTTTGCTGACATTATTGCAAAACTCACAGAGTGGATCGCCGGGTTCACTACTGCAACAGTCGAATTTTTCGCTGACATAATCACCGCTCTCGCGGACTGGATCAACGAGTTCACGCAAAACGTAGCGACATTCTTCGCCGACATAATCCTGAAACTCATTGATTGGATCACCGATTTCACAGAATCAGTCGCGGGTTTCTTCGCAGACATTCTGGCTCAGTTAACCGAATGGATCACCGGGTTTACTGAGGCAGTTGTAACGTTTTTTGCTGATATTATTGATAATCTTACTGACTGGATCACAGAGTTTACAGACGCCATAATTACATTTTTTGATGACATCATCACGAAACTCACAGAGTGGATCACCGGATTCACTACAGCAATGGTAGAATTTTGGGCGGACATCATCACCAAACTGACCGAATGGGTAACCGTTTTTACTGAGGCTGTCGTCACGTTCTTTGCAGACATCATCACGAAACTCACAGAGTGGATCACAGAGTTTACGGATTCTGTTATCGAATTTTTCGCTGATATCATAACCAAACTTACAGATTGGATCACAGAGTTTACGGATTCTGTTATCGAATTTTTCGCTGATATCATAACAAAACTTACTGACTGGATCACAGAGTTTACGGATTCGGTTGTGACATTTTTTGCCGATATCCTTACAAAACTCACTGAATGGGCTACAAATATGGTTGCCGGATTCGTTCAGTGTTTCGTTGACGTTGCAGCGGGTATAGTCGCCCCGCTCCAGAATATTTACGACACGATTTATAACAAACTCACGGCGGTGTGGAATTTCGTAAAAGGGATCTGGGATAACATAGTAAAGGCGTTTAATGACATAATGAGCAAAATACCGTTCATTGGCGCCTCGTCCTCGTCTGTGTCCGGGTCGTATGCCACCGGTACAAACTACGTGCCTGAAACCGGACTGTACCTGCTGCACCAGGGCGAGGCCGTTATACCGGCAAGCCAGAATAATGGCAGTGTAGGCACAGGAGGGAGCACCATAATACAAAACTATAGCGGGGATATTGTTCTACCTAACGTTACAAACTATGATGAGTTCCGGGCTTCTATGGCCCGTGATATGCGTATGGATAGAGCGTTTAGGGGTGTATCATGATAGTTACAGACGCGGGCTTGGCATACTTCGCGAAGTTTTTCAACGACCAGGAAACCACTGCGATTATCAATAAGATCCGGATAGGGAGCAGTCAGACGGCAGAGGCTGCATCTCAGACAGATCTCGTAACAAAATATACGGATCTTGGATTTCAGGAGGCAACCGCTTCAACAATAGAGTATGCAGACGGTAAACTCCACCTTCAAAAGGTTTTTACAAATGGGGCAACCGTGGACAGGGAAGTATGGGAGGTTGGGGCGTTTACAAGTGCAGGAGACTGTATTTGCAGGCACGTTTATCTGCCTTATGAGGTTGCAAATAACAATACCGTATCACCTGGACAAACAATAACGATTGATATTTATATTGAGTTAATACCAGATGATGACATCACCTATACACTCACAGAGTCAGGGAGCCCTACAACTCACGAATATTTATTAGAGGGTAAAATTGTCGTCTCTGCTACTGTTGGCGGCGACCCTATTGATCCGTCATCATATACCTGCGAACGTGGTAAAATATGTTTTAATGGGATCGTGTTGCCAAATGCAGCGCCCCCGGTGGTCACAGAATCCAGAGGGGGGAAAATTTGGAAGATACGCTGTGCAACTCAGGATTATACAACCGTTAGCAGGTTAATCACTAAACAGGGGTTGGTAAATGTTGGGGTCAGTGTTACCGGGTACCAGTATGCAACCAGCCTGCAGAGGTATGGGACTCTGAAAATATGGGACAAAACAAACCAGACCCACACGTCATACAACAATTGTCTAATTTCTGGCCCGGTGAACGTTGAAACGTTCGGGCTCTGGTATTTATTCGATTTAACAATTATACAGTCGTATTATGGAGACCTGTAAATGACAGCAACATGGCACCAGGACGGGGTAGAGTTGTTTCTAAAAATGACTGCCGGATTAGAGACGATCTCAAATTATGGTCTGAATATATTGTTATATTATCAAGACGCCGATTTCTCCTGGCCGGACTGGTTGGGTGATTGGACTTCAAGGGCCGGAAATGTTGTTACTGTGCAACGAACTCCCCTATGTGAAACTGGTGGCACCGTTACATCTATGAGGGGGGGAATGGGCGAAAAATTTGGCGGTTGGGCTGAAACTCAATGTCTGATAGAAAAAACGGGGCTGGCAAACGCTGTAGCGGTGGGTGAAACAGCAAAGCCAAAAGTGATAATAGAGTTCACACGATGACATCCGTTTCAGTTTATGCAGCTGGCTCGTATCTGGTGGCGTTTAACTCTGCATCAATTAAGAGGAGCGCTTCAAACCTCATAACAACTGCACAGATACAAGCTCCTCTGGATATATTATCAAACATTCAGGCAGATGATGAGGTTGCCATAGAGATAGATAGAGTGGTTCTATTTCATGGCGTGGCTGCCGACTGGACGCTTAACTATTCTGGTGGCAATACCTCAATATCAATCCCTTGCGTGGACTATACCTTTAAACTCTCTCATATGGTGGTTCATCCAACCGATGTAACCACATATGCAGCAGATACCGATATAGGAGCCGTGGTTTATGCCCTCCTTGCAGATACTGGGATAGACAGGAGCCATATCAACCAGGCAACCGGTATAACCCTGTCGGCAGATCTGGAAGTTGGTCCTGGAGAGATGAGACTTCCGGTTCTTCAGACTCTGGCAGCAAACAATAATTGCATGTTTTATCTGTCGTATGGCAAATTAGGAGCAACATACAAAACCTATGGAGAGTTTGATACGTATGACAACATGGAGGCAGCCGGGGATTTCGCTGTTGAACATACCATTACAGACGCAAACACACCCATATTTACCCTCTCAATAAAGAACCAGCCTGATAATGTTTGCACCAGGGTAATAGCTATCAGGGATAATGCAGGGGTTCAGGAGGTTGGGATTGCGACAACCGGGAGCGCTCCATACACTGACAAGGTAGTTAATGTCAATGTCAATGATACTACTGACATTGATACACTAGCCGCCTCTTTACTCGCAAACTACAGGAGGGGGATAGCAAAGTTAGATTTATCTTTCCGTAACCTGGCAGTATCATTATTTAACGTGTTGGATATTTCGGCCGTTTGTGCGGTGCTCGGAGTGACATTGCCGCTTATGGAGTTCAGGGTAACGGATTTAGATTACTCCATTTCGGCAGAAGGGATAGTAACTAAAACAACCGGGATTGATCCGGATGCAGAGCTCTGGGAACGAACCGTGAGAGAGCAGGCAGGAGAACAGACAGTTGCAAACGTGGTAACGGCAGAGGCATCTTATCAGGCCGAAGAGGCGAAGCCAGTTTATGCGACGGTGATGGCATAATGGTATCAAAAACAATTCAATATTCTGATGGCAAACAGGAAATAGTAGATTTGCCAATAGACTTTGCGGCTGGAACCATTTTAAGTATAACTAAAAAACGCGATGGCGGTATAGTGGCTTCGTTTGTTGGTGCGCCAGGTGAAGGATATTTACAACTAGAATCTGGAGGAATATCCGGGCTTGCTGGAGATGGAAAAATCCGTGTAAAGGTTGATATTACTATTTTATCTGCCTGTAATGCTGCAAAAACTATGACACTTTATGTATATGGAACCGGTGCTCCTCCATATATGGCGTCGTTGGAACTGTATGGAAACGAGATCGCAGATGGAACAATAGAGACTGGAGATGCGCAGGTGCTTGGAACGGTTGGCGATGTGTGGCTTGGTATATCTGTAAATGAGGGTATTTACGTTAGAATTGATAATGCAATGTACTCTATAGATTCGGGTGCAACCTGGAACTATACAGCAGATGGGAATTGTAGTTCAGGTTCGTTTGTCTCTGATCATGCATATGGTTGGGTAAAAAAAGAAGACGGTGTTACAGCTACTTTTGCGTCTGGTGGAATTGAGATTGTTTAATCTCATTCACCCTCTTCCATGACATCTTAAGATCCTGTCGAGCTTTGTTTACACTTGTGCCTGGGTTCAACTCAAAGTACCTCCTCACTTTTTCAACCTCTTCTGGTTCTTCTACAGGTTCGATTGTGTTAGGAGAAGGTTCGACTGCAACCTCTTCCACCTTCGTCTCTCTCGTTAAATCGCTTTTCAGTATCATCATGAGGAGTTCGAGAGAAACGCAAAGGGCAATGGGTGGAACCGCGTGGGCCGCTCTTGCTACGAAGTCTGTCGGGGAATGGTAGACGTTGAACGCGGTTGAGACTCCGGTGAACACCAGGAGAACTGCCCAGCCTGGGGCAGGTGTCTCTCCAAGGAGGTTGGCTCTCAGGATGAAGAGAGAACCTGCCAACAAAAAAGCATCCAGACAGACAGGCCACATGGGAGCGAGGAAAGGACTTATGCCTGCTTCGATTGCGGTCTCTACCAGGTTCGAATATGACAGAACAAAGGCGGTTGAGATTATCAAAACCACAATCGAACCGAAGAGACCCAGGATGAACCTTGTAGGCGACATCTTACTCCTCCAACACAACTACGACACATCTCTTTCCGAGGTGTTCAATCGGAACAAGAACATGGGCGCCGGTTCCGTATGGTTTCACGGGCTTGCGGATTATCACAAAATTGTGTGCAGGGTCTGAAAATGTTTCTGAATGGAGTGGGGAGGAGAGGAGGAAGTCTATCACCTGTTCATCTCCGCGTACATAGCGATTGTACCTCGTGCCTGGAACAGCTCTACAATGGTCTTGTAATGGCTGCCCTTGTGCTCGTAATAGAGTTTCTCAAGTTCTTTCAGTGTGGCCGGGCCGGTGTGTATTCCGTGAGCGATTGCATACTTTTCAAAGTTTTTGTATCCTGTCATTTTTTTCACTTCCTAAATTTTTTTAAAATTCACAATTGTTAACTTTCAACAATACCTAAAAATTTTACCAGTCTTTCACTGGTATTTGTTCAACAACTTCCTTCATCATCTGGAGCCAGTCCGGGTATTCCACTCCATATTTCTCGTGTTCCTTCCAATTTCCCTGTAGGTCTTCCATTGTGTATCCCTTTTCTTCGTATTTTTTTACCATTGTTTTTGTGTTCATCTCTCTCACCTTGCTACATACATATATTATATCTATAAGTATTTAATACTTTTGTAGATAGTGAGAAAAAAAAAGAGTTTAATGGAGTTCTTTCAGGTACGCATCAACCGCTTCCCTAGACGCGGGGGCCCTTCCGCGTCCGTCTTGATACCAGCATTCGGGCTCCCGGTGATATGTGCTCATTTCAAAAACTCCAAAACTTTTTCTGATGCGTCTCTTGCTCCATATCCGACAATAACGGTATGCCCGATTCCCTCAAGATACTCAATCATGTCCTTTTGTGCCTCTGACAGTCGCCCACCGGGCTTTTTCATTTCTATCCACAATCGTAACTCAGGGACAAACAGGTCCGGGACCCCTGGAACAACCCCTTCCATCTGAAGTTTCTTCGCGGTTACAATGTCGCGCTTTCCTCCATTAGGAATTGCGAAAATTAAAATTCCTGGGTATTTTGCCCGGAACCATTGGAGGAAGCCCGCTTGGTGTGAGTGTTCTGTTGACATTTTACCCCCATTGTGCGGCCATTGCCTGAGCAATTCCCGGATACGTACGACTTCTCTCTTTCCACCTGTCAGGGCCTGGGGGCATTTTATGAATTCTTGAGTCTCTTCCTTCTACAATGTTTGTAGGTTCAAGTTTCGGAAGGTTCTTGAGCCATAAACAGGTGGCTTTTGTTTCTCCATGTCCGAACATCCAAGGCTGTATTATCTGGTCCGGCTTTCTGATACGGGTTGAGATAATGGATATAGGATTTTCAATACAGATTTTTGGTATGGGTGCTTCCATAAGTTCTTTTACAAACTCCAGCGCCGCTTTTTGTTCCTGCTGTTTGTCCTTAAACCATCTTGCACCAGAAACGGCCAAATGAGTACATGGCGGGTGTGCTATCATTAAATCCCAGCCGTCTCCTAAAATGTCTCTTACATCTCCCTGATAATGTTCTCCAGGCTTTTCTGACGGCAGTATGTCCGCACTGACGGCAGTATGTCCGCACTGACAAAATGCATCTCTTACAGTGCCTGAAAACTCACACGCGACTAAAACTCTACTCATAATTCAAAACCTCCTGCTTAACCCTAGAGTAATCCTCTCCAATCACCCGACACCACTTACCGTCTTGTTTGCATTGGATCCTCCTGGGCATAGGCCACCGCCCTGACAGTGCTTCCTCAAGGGCCTCTGACACGCTGGTTGCGTCACTTCCTATCTTGGACAGCCACTTAAACGCCTGCTCGGCTGCGAAACCTCCGTGATCGACGGCCAGCCATGTGTTATACCGCTCTCCCCCCCTGGAGATATACGATATTTTCACGCTGTCTGGTTTCCCTTCCTTTATGTGCCTGGAATACTCCACTGCCTGGACGTTCACCCAGAACGGTTCTATCTGATCCGTGAGCACGGCTCCATCAAAAGCCTGGGTGCCGTGGTTGGGTAATGTTTCCTGTTCTGGGTAGGCGTAACCGCACTGGTTACACTCACGGGCTGATGCGTAAAGAAGAGCCTGACACTCTGGACAGGTTTTCATT